TTATCGTACCACTCTTCTATGTATTTGTAAAGACCACGTACATGCTTTTGTGGATTGGGAAAAGGTTCGCCTGCTCTGACGTAAGTGTTGTTGTATGTCTTTATCTTTTGCTTTAGTTCTTCGTCAGTTGCAATCATTCTAAGCACATCACCCGAGACAGTATTAAGCATCTTGCCAGCCATAATAATGAGAGCAGTACACTTGGTTGTCTCACCACTAGTAAACTTAGCGTTGCCAGTAACATCTCGGTAAGTAGCATCATCCATGAACACTGATGGTACTTGTCTCATCTTGCTTGTAATGTCCTTACCAAAAGATGCCTTCATCGTCGATAGACTTCTTCCAGAGTAACTCGTATGCCAGACAATTCCGATAGACGCTTTTCTAATTCTTTGTCCGAGACCAGAAGTAGCAGGCACAGCATATACAATCGTATTCGGATGGAACGTATACATCTTCTCGTCAGATATGGTAACCGTATCCACGTCTCCTTTAGTGAACAGGAGATCGCCTTGAAAGACACCTTGCTTAATGCCCAGCTTGCGAAACTCTCTAAGGGCGATAGTAAACTTGTCTCGGAGCTCACCCGATAGCCCCCTGTTGATGTCTGCTTGGGTTTTAAAGAGTTGTGGGTTGACATTGAATATCCCCTTCTTAGCTACAAAGAACTTACCATCACTAGGATCAATACCAGCAAAGATAGCTGGTGCACCGTCCCATTTTACAGTAGCATTGACCTTTTGGCTACTGTTTCCTGCCAACATATCTCGAAGATTTCTGAGAGAATTAATTGCTCGTCGTGCACCCGCAGACCCTTCATTGAAGATCATTTCCTCAATGTGCTCCATGTGAGTGTTCTTAGACTCTGTTAGTATTGTAGAAAACTTTTTCATTAAGAAGTTATCTTACCAAACAACTTAGAGAAGTTAGCGCTAAATGCACCACCGTTAAAGGTAAAGGTTTGAGGACTTTCTGATCCAAGTATTTCAGGTGACGTTTCCATTTTGTCAAGGTCAACTTTGTAAAGCATGATACCTTTCGTTTCATTCATCTTCTTTTTACTAGAATCAGGAACCAAGTTAAGCATAAAACCTTTATCACCAGGTTTGTCACCCAGAAGCTGTTTTAAAATATATTTAGACATTTCCATTGCAATCAATGCACCGCCAGGACGTTTACCTCTACCAATGTAACAGGCACTCTTCATACCATTTGCAGCTGCTAGTTGTTCGAACCTTTCAATCTTTTTCATTAACTGCGAAAAGATTTTATACTTGCCAAGCTCTGGTTCAGACATTAGCATATGTCTGATCTCACAGAAGGTTTCAGCTGAACGGGAAAGGTCTTTGTACTTGAAGTTAGCAAGATCGGTAAAACCACTTTCACGCATTATATTATCAACCGAAAAGATAATTGCAACCATTTCACGGAACACTTTCTGGTTCTGGAATCTACCAAGACTAAACTTATCATGATTACCATAAGCCTTTACTTCGACGTTCTGGTTATCTATCAATAGATCAGGATCGTTACCGCCTCTTGTTTCTTTCGCTCTGTTGGATCGACTGCCCCAGTTAAACAACCAAAATAGAGACACCTCTCCATTACCAACGCCCTTGTTAGTACCAGCAGCAAACAATGCTTGGAAGGTCGGCATGTCCATGGGATGAATATCCAACCTGCCTGGCTTGACTCTATAAGTTCCAGTAACCTTAGGTATTAGCTTTTCGTCGTTAATACCTAACTCTTTCATTATGTCTTCTTTAAAGGCCATATACAATCCAAAAAAATAGCCGAGGGGTCCCGGCTATTTATCAAGAAGTCTAACTTAATCAAGGTGTATTGCACTTCTCGGGGAATCGACCACACTGGTATGCTCTGTCTTTTGCCTTCAACCATTCCTCATGCTCGCGCTCCCACTTTCCTCTCTCATACGCACAAGTGACTGAATCACCAGAGCATCGGAAAGGTGGGAATTCACCTGTAGGGTTGTTAGGATAGTATTGACTATCATCGTCATGATCAAGAATCTTACCAAGTGTCACTGTACCAAGGATGCCCCAAAGGATCCCTTGCTCAGTATCTCCAATAGCTCTGCTCTCACTAGACCAGATCAGAAACACAGCACAAACAATAACAGCAAATACAAATGAAATCTTTTTCATGATACACCTCCTACTATATGTATCTCACGAAGACGTTGCATTCTATAGTAATCCTCTAACCACTTTTGAGGACTCTTAATAGTAGACGTCTGGCTCATTTTCAAACCAACATTACGAAACTCTTGCTTGAGCTTTTTAGCCATATCGCGTCCCATAAACCGAGACACCAGCTTGACCAGAATCTGTCTGAACTTAACATCATGGTGACGTGCACCACACTGATGAGCCATCTCGTGAAGCAAAGTATACTGATTCATACCGCCACGAGGACACAATGTGATCTTTCCATTGTTGTAGGCCATGCCAGTAAACCTTGAACGGCTACCCATGTCCTTCTTAGCAACAACATATGTGTACGTACCATTGAGGTCTCGATACGTCTTAGACTTCTGGATACGCTCACAATACTTCTGAGCCTCTTTGATATCCTTAAACTCAATACCGTAGCCATTACGAGCATTGAAGTTCCATTCTGCTCGGTAGCACTTATTCTGAGACCCATCCTTACGATAAGAGACACGGCCAGTTGCTACCTGACGAGTACGCTTGCGAACATACGCATTGTACTTTCTAACAAGCTCTACTTCGAAGCCAGGAATGGCCAATAGGATTTTGTTGTCGAGTTCGATCATCGTTCACCTCTCCTCACAGCATTCAACAATGCTCTCAATTCGGTTTCCATCTGCTCGACTCCAAAGACCAATACAGGAGTACCGTCTTTACGAATCGTTACGTGACGATCGACAAACAAGTATGGATCATCGTTATAACGATCGCGCTCTTCGTTCCACGGCCGGTCGGGCCAAACATCGATCCAAGGCCTTTCTTTCACTGGTAGCCCTCACTGTGATCCAATATCTCGGTGAGCTCATACAGAGTGCCCTCGATACCATCGATAACCTTCATCGCTTCAGACAAAAGAGCACTGTCGTCTTCGAAATCGATACCGTCAAGATCATTAAACTGATTGACCAAGCCCTCGATTCTTCTAACAGCCTGAGCATATATCGTACTAACTCTCATAACCTCTCCTATCGCTTTCCAACAAACTTGTCGTAGTGGTAACCAGCACTATGCTTTGAAACCCTAAAGTTCTCAACAAGAACTTGTATGACTTCCTGCCTAGAGTAACCCATCATGATACGGCCATGTACAGCAGGCGCTATCTCATCATGACTGTATACAGGAGGTCTACGTCTTACACGAGTCGACTTCTGCTTCGCCTTGTGACGTTTCTTGAATGCCTCAGGCGTAGCCTTCTTCTCAGGAATGTCCTTCGCCTTGAAGTATGTAGGCTTAATCTCGCCACTGACGACCTTCTTAGCATACTCGAGCTGATGGTTGTCATACATGGCAGGTAGTCGCTTAGCGACTTCCGGATCTAGGAGACGTCTAGCCATTAACCAAACTCCTTCTTAAACGCACGCTTGTAGTAGTGAGCATTAGCATATGTAATGCACAACGTCTTAGAAACGTCAGCAGCAGATGCACCAACATGGTACATATCGAAAGCCATGGTTCGCTTGCTGCCCTTTGCTCGAGCTTGCTTGATGATCTGATCACCAATGTTTGCCATCTGATCATCAGTCAGCTTGACAGCAGTCATCCGATGCTTCTTCTTAGCAAGCAAAGCAGGGCGATACTTCTTCATGAAGTGACGAGCAACAGTCTTAGGTGAGTCGTCGATGGTGTTCTTAAAGTCAAATAATCTTTCCATAGTGCCCTCCAGGCGATCTCTCATTCAATGGGGACATTATCAGGTCTACGGATGTATTTGTCAAGCAGTAACCCCTTGATCTAAAAGGAGTTTTATTTCCCAGTAGAATCAAGGGGTTAGAGACCAACTTTCTTAGAACCATTTTGCATATAAAAAAGTTACAAAAAGGCAGAAAAGGAATAAGGGTTAAGGCCGCACTGATTGCGGCCTTGGGGGGACGTACTTATGCGGCGTTAGCCAGAGCACGGTAGCCAGCAGCTACAACAGCGCGGGTGGGGTTACCAGCGCGGTAGAACGTAGAAGTACGTCCTTTGCTATCAACACGCTTGTTAGCGTAGATAGCGAAGCCTTCCTGAGTTCGCAACTCAGAGACTCGAGCAGCGATGGTACCAGTGGTGGTACCGAACCAGTTAGCCATTTGCTTTGCAGATGCCTCACGGCCCTCAACTACCAAAAGGTTAAACACTTTGTCAAAAATAGACATAATCATTTCCTATTAAGCTAAACAAAAATATGAACGGGTGTGCCCATTCATGTCGTCCATTATCAGGGCAGTGACGATATTTGTCAACTACTTTTTGTTGTCTTGATTTCTAGCTTCTTCGACAGACATGCCAGACAATACAAATGTAAGGCCACCTGCTACCATTGGTAGCATCATTATACAAAATATACCTAACAGGCCCCAGTCCATCAGAAACCTGCTATGACGCGTAGTTCGCATACATTACAAGAGGGAACATAACAAATAAGAATGTCCAAAAGTATTTGTCACTCTTGTATACATCAACTGCTTTGTCAAAAATATCTCTCATCCTTCCTTCTCCAAATGATTTAAACATCAAAACTGCTCCGTCTCTGTTGATCCTGCCAACCCGGCAGTAGAGGCTCCCAGTGCATTAGTTATAATATCAAAGTACCCAACACCAACTTCACGTTGATGCTTTGCACTCGTGTATCCGTCTGACTGGGCTGCAAACTCCATCTCTTGTAACCTAGAGTATGCAAACATCCCATCCTTCTTATACTTGCGAGCAAAGTCAAACACCGCATAGTTAGTGGCGTGGAACCCAGCTAGTGTAATGAACTGGAACTTAAAGCCCATCTTACCAAGCTCCCACTGGAAGTCTTGAAGCTCTTGATCGCTTGGGATGGATTGACGCCAGTTAAAAGAAGGTGAGCAGTTGTACGCCAACATTGCATCGGGTACTGCTCCTTTGACAGCATCTGCAAATCGCTTTGCTTCAACTAGACAAGGCTTGGAAGTTTCACACCACACAAGGTCAGCATACTCTGCATATGCTTGTCCCCTTTCACAACCCATCTCAAGACCACCTTCAATCTCATAGTAGCCTTCCGGTGTACGAGCATGTTTATCGTAAACGCGCTTGCCATTCTTAATAAACTTACAATCGATTTCATCAATATCAGTTGTTAGAAGTCTTGCTGACTCTGCGTCTGTCCTGGCAATGACCAAGGTGTCGGTCCCGGCCACGTCTGCAGCAAGGCGAGCAGCATTAAGATTGCGAATAGCCTGACTAGTAGGTATAAGTACTTTTCCGCCCAGATGTCCGCACTTCTTTTCAGATGCGAGCTGATCTTCGAAATGTACCGCTGCTGCTCCGGCTTCGATAAGGTTCCTTGCAAGCTCATAAGAGTTGAGTGCGCCTCCAAAGCCCGCCTCTGCATCAGCGACGATAGGCACGAACGGAAAGCCATCACCACCCTCCGATACAGAGATTTGATCTTGTCGACGAAAGCTATTATTGATATTGCGAACAACATTAGGAACAGAGTTGACAGCATACAGACTCTGGTCAGGATAAGTTTCATCCGTTGAGTTTGCTGCTGCTGCGACTTGCCACCCACTAACGTAGATGGCTTTGAGACCGGCTTTAACATGCTGCACTGCCTGCTGCCCATTATAGGCGCCGAAAGTGTTTATGTATGGATTTGTAGCAAACGACTTACGTAGATTTTCGGCGCCCAGTTTAGCTAATGTATGTTCAATATGGACACTTCCCTTGAGCTGATCAACTACGGACTGGTCATAACTTCTCTTCTTCATCACTATCTCCACTCTGGCTATCGCCAGGCCAAACCCGATAGTTATCCTCGACACTATCTGGGGTAGACACTTCAATAATGGTACCTTCTTCTAAACAAATGATCTGATGAGGTTCAAGTGGCTCATTGCGCCATGTATCGCCAGGATTCAAGATGATCTCGTTGAGATCTGCGTTTAGAGTGTTAATGTACCTAACTAAAAACTTACCTTCCATTACAAACCAAGTCTCGTCCTTCTCGTCATGGAAGTGCATTGAGAACTTTGACCCAGTATTGAATTTGAGTAGCTTGCCACAATACTTGTCGTTTGTAGCAAATATGTACTCGTGCCCCCAACCTTTTTCAACTAAACCTTCAAGCCGCAAAGTTAAACACCTTTCTATTATCAAAAGCTCGTTTCCACCCAAAGTACTTGGATTTGTAGTCTGCTTGATCATCACTATTCAAATGTGACCACTTCTTAGTGTCACGTAACAAACACCGAGCACCATCCCACCAATCGGTGTTCAAGATTAGCTGCTCTGCTTTTTCTTTATCTACCATGGCTTCATCGTAATTCAAATAGTCCGCTTCAATATGGAACACTTCCAAACAGTGCCCAGTATACACATAGTCAAGACTAAAGTCAATGCCCCATTTTTGTACTACACCAAGAAGTTTGTTTAACGATGGCTTGTGTACGGCAAGCTCTTTAATTTGTTCACGAGCAGCGCCAGTGTAATTCCATCTCATGTTCTGTGTACTGTGATCAAGTACAAGTTTGTTCTGACTTTCTTCTTTGTCGTAAAACCACGATACGTGATTGGCAGTGTGAAACAAATGGCCTTCGTCTATAACGACACCACTGTTTTTATGGAACAGTCTTTCTTGGTAGTTTAGTTCGTAGCCGTCTTTGTCGAAGTATCTGTGATCAGCCTGCAGTAGCAATTCACAATCGACTGGCTTAGTGATAGTTGGATTAGGTATAAGATGATTTTCTGATATCCTCAACTGCATGTAGGTTTGCCTCTATCCACTGCTTAGGTGTTGTCCATTTGACATCTACAATATTATTTAGTTTACTGATATCTGCTTTGGTGTATTCTTGATATTGATTCTTGAGATTGTCAGGCATTGGAATATAATCGATAGGTACGCCTAGCTGTTTGCTACACAGATCTGCTACCTTTTGAAAACTTGTTGCTGTTCCACTGCCGACATTAAACACACCTCGGTCTTTCTTCCAAAGCATTTGCTTATGTACTTGTACGATGTCATCTACACAAACAAAGTCACGCTTGTAATTTTCACTGTTTTCGAATACTTTAATTTTACCATCTTTAACGGCTTGATTCTTGAATTTAGTAAACACAGATGCTTGATCGCCTTTGTGTTCTTCGTTAGTTCCGTATACGTTAAAGTACCTAAATCCCTGACAAGTAATCTTATTACATATATCAATAGTGTGGACATACCTGTCGAACATATACTTAGACCAGGCATATGCGTTTAGTGGTCTGCAGTCACTGTCTTCTGAGAAAGACTTTAAATCACCATATACACTTGCACTAGAAGCATACTGCATATTAACACCATACGCACAGCATTCGTTATACAGTTTGATTGAGAAGTCGTAGTTATGAGCAAACACTTTTGATACATTCTTCTCTGTGGTGCTACTGATAGCTCCAAGGTGAATTACCCAGTGCATGTCTCTCACGTATGGAATGCAACCGTGACTCTCGTCCCAATCATAACCAGCTACATCATGACCTTCTTCGACGAGATAGTCGTAGACGTGACTACCAATAAAACCTTTGTAACCAGTAACAAGAATTTTCATAGCGATTCAATATCTTCTTTACGTAATGTGTACGTGCCTCTATGTTGTACAGCAACGCCCGCACACTTGTTTGCAAATTCAATACAAGGACCTATTGACTCACCTTGAAGTATTTTAAATGTAAGACCAGCAAGGAAAGTATCACCTGCACCGCACACGTCAAACATTTCAACTGGTGGAGATGAGAACACTTGATCATTGTACCTTGCACCTTTGCTACCAAGTGTTACGATTACGGAGCGAGGTAACGATTTAGCTTTATTGTACTCATCTTCATTAATCTTAACAATACACCCTTCAAATTGGCCAAGATCATCCTTCTTACTATCTATAAGGATTGGGCCTTTAAATAATGTTCGCAGTTGCTGAACCGATTCGTAAGTAACATATCCTTTATTGTAATCACTAACTACAATTACATCAAACTGATCTAGATCATGACTTACTTTTTTCACATCAAACGGGGTGATGTTTGGATGAGTCGTGTCTACTCTAAGTAGATGATGACCAGTTTTAATGTCAACGTACCTTACCTTTTTTATACCTTGGTCAGCTCTGTTACGATAATGAAGAACATCAATACCAAAGGCACGTAGGTTGTTGGCAACGTTGCCAGCCATACCATCCATTTTGTTAATCCAGTTTACGTCAGCAACAGGAACTGGTGCTTCTGGACTTACTCTGTTTACGTTGCAATAGACGTACTCGTCATTGCACATCTCACCAATCAATAATACTTTCATACAAACAAATCACTAAAATCTTTTTTGGGTTTACCAAACGCTTGATTGAGACCCTTGCCCACTTCTGTATTGTCCATTACAGGACCATCATCAACAATATCAGTTTGCGCTGTCTGCTCAACATCATACAGTCTCATCTTAGCACGATCAACACCAATAACAAATCTCTTGAATAGAGTTGGGTCATTGTATCTATTCTTCAACTGCTTCACCATTAGCTGACCAAGCTGTTCCATCTCGTCGCTGTTAATAATAGCAAACATAAAATCAGCAGTAGCAGGTAGTCCAAACGATTCAGAAGTATCTTCTAATCCAACATCGCTGTTACTGAAGCCAGAACGTGTTGTCTGAGTTGCTGAGACGATCGGTACGTTCTTTTCCACGGCTAGCCCACGTAGCTCCTCTGCTATCGCTTTAATGAATGTATACGAGTTTATAGTGCCTCCTATCGCCTTTGTTCTACTACTGCTACAAATGTTTAAGTAGTCGATGTAGATGATGTCAGGAGTAAAGTTACGTTTGATCTTTAGCTCATTTATGAGATGACGAAAGTGACCTGAGTGAGCTGATGCAGTAGGATACTCCTTTATGATAAGTCGACCAGGGGTTCTCTGTCTGAGATCATCTATTTTCTTATCGTACATATCCTTTGGTAGGTTTACAAGCTCATCGACCTTGACGTTCAGTAAGTTTGCATCGATGCGTTCTGCAATCTTCTCTTCTGCCATTTCCATTGTGATGTACAGTACGTTCTTACCTTCCATCATATTGCTAGCAGCAAAGTGACACATCGCAAGAGACTTACCTACACCAGTACCGGCAAGGATGATGTTTAAAGACTTACGAGGAAGACCGCCTTTAGTAATCCTGTTCATATAGTCAAGATCAAAAGGCACTCGCTCTTCTTTGTGATGGTAGAAGTCAAATCGTTGCTGATAGTCTTCTATGAAGTCATGACCAATGTGGTTATCGAAAGACACAGCAAGCGCTTCCGATAATACTTGTGGAATAGCTTGCTTAGTTTTGTTCTTACTCTTGCCGTCGATGATATGGATTGATTCCATGATGGCATTGTACACTGCTTTTTCTTGACAAAACTCTTCCGTCTTATCAATAAGCCATTGCTCGTTCACGTCATCGTCTTGCTTCAGCTGCTCGACTTGTGATACGGTGTTGCTATAGTCGGCTTCGCTTAACGAGTCAGTATTCTCTAACTCAATGTACAAGGCATCCTTAGATGGAGGTACATTGTACTTCTCCATATACTCTTTGATCTTGGTTACTAGTAACCGATCGGTAATGGTTTGGAAGTATTCCTCTTTAAGGAATGGAAGTACTTTACGAGCGTACTGCTCACTGTGAATTAGCTGACTAAGAATGTTCGTCTCTATCGTCATCAAAAACCTTATCCTCAATCATCTGCACTAGAATGTCACCTAGTGTATTCTTAAAATGTTCACCGCTTGCTTCACCCTTGAGGATGTTGTATGTGTAGGAAAGAACACCGTCTTCAGATATCTTTACTACATCGTAGGTGTATACTACGTTTTCGTATTCACCTTCAACGATCATTATAGGGCATACGCTTTTATCATCCTTTGCTTCAAGGACAGCATACTTAGGTATCATACTGCTAGTTCGTCTTCTTCAATCTCATAGTCATCGGTAGAGCCGTAAGTAAACTCCATCCGTGCAGCTTCGTCAATACGTGCTAGTAGCTCGTCAGTAAAGTACTTAGTAGGCTCTTTTAAAATTGCCTTTGCATACACCTTTGCGCCATCGGGCATTTCAAACCTATTCGCTACCTTCTTAACAATCTCATACTTTTCTGCTAACTCCAACAGACCGTAGTACCTATCAAGGCCTTTGTCATATGTAAGCAGCACTTCAATCTGCTTATTCTCTTTGGTGAGACGAGACTTAGCCATACGTACTTTGATAATATTACCAATTACATCTTTACCATCCTTTTCCTTCTTTTTAGACAGGAAGCAGATTTGAGATGCGGTGTACTTGAGACCACTTCCACCAGCCATCTCTTTAGTCGGTATGTAAGATCCTACAACTTCGTATACGTGATTGGTAACCAGCATTGGTACGTTAGCTTTGGCTAGCTTTAAGTTAAGTACTCGAAACGTAGCCTTGAGAGTAGCAGCCTTAGTCATGTCACGAGTCTCGCTACCAGCAGCAGTGTCCTCAACTTCTTTAGTAGTAGACAGCTGGCCAAGTGAATCAAGCACCATCATCATAGGTGGCTTGTCACCAGACGTGTTGTTGTAGTTGTCTAAGATCTGAAGTGCTGTATGACGGAACCGTTGAATGGTATCTGGCTCACTAATGATTACTCGATTGGTATCAATACCTCTCTGCTTCATCATCTCTTTAGTAACAGCTGCCTCGGTGTCAAAGTAAAACACCGCACCATCATTATGGTCATCAAGAAACTTCTTGACTACACCCATCACAAAGAATGTCTTACCAGTTGCAGACTCACCAGCGAATGCTGTAATCTTGTTATTAGGGACACCACCAAAGATACTACCGCTAAGAGCAGCGTTTAGGATATAGCTCCCGGTATCAATGTTACCACTATACTCAGCACTTGCTAATCCGTCTTCGGCAATGGTTGTGTTTTCATCATTAAGTTGTTTTACAATATCACGAAAGAAGTCACTCATTGGATTCCTCATCATTTAGTTTATCAATAATCTTTTTCTTTAGACGTTGCAGTGAACGCTTTTCTTTTTTGTTTTCTAAAGTGTTACGGTGAGTATACAGGTCTACCAGCTTTTGATCAACATCCTTCAACATACTTTTTAGCTGATCTTTAGAATTAACAGTATTAATTACTTGCCACTCAGTAACCTCATAATCATCAAGTTGTTCGTCTTCAACCTGAACAGTTTCTGTCAACCAGTCATCGTTAATTTCACCAACAACAACAGCCTCAGTCTCTCTCAATGGTTTAGGAGGCTTAGGTTGAGCTAATGTCATATTAGCTGCGATGAGCAGAAGAACAGCGAGTGGATCGAATACAAAGACAATAAGCAAAATAACCCAACGTACGGCTTCATCAAAAAAGTCACGAGCTTGATCTCCATATATTAACTCCGCAATGTATTTAAGCGGCCCAACTTCGACCTCGAGAGCCAATTTTTCCTGCTGGATCGGAGTGAGATCTTTTTGGAGTCCATCAATGCGAATGTACGCAGCATCAATCGTCTCGTTGAGAAGACGCCTCTCATCCGATTGACTTTCGCGAACTGCAATCGAACCTGTAGGACCACGAATCCTGTCGTATTCGATGAGGGTGGCGACTTGCGAATCCAGTTGCGTGAGTACCGTTTCTGCATCAGCAATGATTGATTGCTGTCTCGCAATCTGTCTCTCCAAGTTAGTGATTTGTAGTTCATTAGTTCCACCTACTGATATTGAATGTTCCAAATGTGCCTTTGACAAAAAACCAAAGATACCCATTGAGGTGATAAACATCAACACAACCACTGCTGATGTAAGATAGGACTTTAACAAAAAAGGTGTTTGCTTCCAATTGCGGTATAACCACGAAGCGGTGACCAGCTTACCTGCCTCCAACACACCACCCATAATAATAATTGCAGTCGCTGCTCCAGAAAAGATAGCAACTAGACCAGCAATACTATACCACGCTGCTACACCAGAGATAGCAAGCGCCATAACAAGAGTTAGGAGACCCATTACTGGCCTTTATAGATCCCATCTAACATATCCTGGAACTGCTCAATCTTTTCTAATCGATTTGGCCACCAGATGTATTCTTTATCAGCACTTTGACGGAGATTATTAAGAAGTGGTTGGACTGCGTCATACAGTTTAGTAAGACGTGCCTGTATATCTTCTGCTGTTGCAGAAGTGGTTTGTACTTGTTCATGAGCTGCTTGTACTGCTTCCAGCTCCTGCTCATCGACAATTGAAAATCCAAAGTCGAACGCATTGTGAATATTATCGCTCATTAGAAGAATGCCTCCAGAGTGGCTCTAGGTTCTACCTCCCAACCAACAGCATCCAAAATACTCTTGACGGGTTCAACAAAAGCCTTCTCAAACTGGGTATCATAATCCACATGCTCGCGTACACCAAACTCTTCAGGCAAGATTTGAGGAAATGCAATGACATTACTTTGTACCTTGTTGGGTTGTTTCAGGTAACAGAACTTAATCTTTTCACCTGAGTATATCTTCTCATATTTATTGTTGAGCTGATGTTGATCCACGTAAAAATTGTATGTCAGTGCTGCACGTACTTGTATTGGTGTTCCCTTCTTAAACAGCGTTACACTGTCCTTATAAAAGGGCAAACGGTTAACAGACCGTGGAAATGCAATATCCTCTATAGGCATTTTTGCAAACTTTTCGCGTAGCTCTCTAATGTGATTCTGTACTTGAGGTTCGTTTTGTTCGAGGATAACCTTGAGTGTATCTTTGAACATTTGACGACATACTGCTGGAGTAGAAGACCTGACAGCTTCGATACCCATCATCTTGAGCTTAGGTTCCTTATATTGAACACCCTCACTGTTATGTACGTTTAGTACGTAGTGCTTCTTGCCAGTCCACACGCCCTTTGATGCAATGACCTCTCGAGCCATCACCATCTTCTGTTCGTAAGCGTTGAGATAATCTTTTAACTTACTGTATGCGAGATCCAACATTGGCTCGATCTTTTCTGTAGCAACCTTATCAAGAAACTTAACAGGATCTTTAGGTTTGGCTTTCTCAACAAGACCACCCATGTTAATGTACAGCGAGTCGGTATCGATAGCAATCACGTAGTCCTTGTTATCTGTACCAAGCACCTTATTCATGTACTGGTTGAGATGCTTTTCAGCCCAGCGAATAGTCAGCTGACCACTAATAGTAATCCCTTCAGCAATACGAATGTCATAGTATCGGAAGTACTCGTTTGACATCGCACCATAAAGGCTGTTCATTAGAATCTTAATAGCCATCTGCTTATTGTCGAGAGTAGTAACCTCCCTCTCAAGCTCGTATGACGAACCTTCATCCTGTATCTTCTGTTCAACCTTTAGCATTTGCTTCTTGTATCCTTTACGTTCATCGTAAAGGTCATTAACAAGTTGGGGAAACAGTCCTCTCTCCGTGACATTAAAAAACTGACCAGTGCCAGCCATACAGTGCTCTGGTGCAATGTCCAGTTTGTTGTGATCAAGCAGATACTCTACAGACGATTCGTAGCTACCGTTTGTGTTGTCACGTTTCAGTAGATCAAACGAATGTACCTTATCAACGATTGTCTCAGGCGACATATTGTACTGCATGATGATATGAGGATACAGACTATTTAAGTCAAACGACATTACCCAGTCGTGCATACCAACTTGAGGATCCTTAACGTGAGCACCTTCAATCTTTCGTTCCTTTGTGTTGTCGCGTTTAGGTGGGCAAATGATTCCTCTGTTACGTAGCTCGTTGAAGATCAGAGCATCCCATACACCCACAGATCCAAACGCATCGGCATAGTTTACCTTGCCTTTGTATGCAATAGTCATACACAGTGTAGCAAGACCCATCTTATCTTCAAGACGATCTACAATCTCAACGTCCTTGATGTTATAGTCGATAAACTTTTGAAAGTCATTGAGGTACAAAGCATTAAGTGATCCGTACTCACTATAGTCGATCTTACTATCACCAAGCACTACGTGAGCGATATGATCTAGCTTGTATGATTCTTGAGTACCGTAGCTATATGCAAACTTCTTAAACAGATCAAGATAGTCAAGCTGCTCGAGACCGTTT